TTCTTCCGGATATACCGGGCTTCCGTCCGGCAGAGTTGCGTTGTATGTGTAATCACCATATTTCAGCGTTCTCCGCCGAACCGGTCTCCCGATCTGCTCATATCGTGCCCGTGCCCTTTCTGTGTCCTGTTCTCTGGTGTCTACCAGAACCTCCATGCTATTCAGAACGGCTTTGACTTCAAACGGATCCATTACCAGGGTAACTCTACAGAGTCACTCGCAGGGAGCTGCATGAAGTCGGAGGATTCTGTTACGGTCTGGGGCTGTGTTGCCAGGATCTTGTCTTTCGGAAGTTTGTAGTTCCCGGCCTGGATCTTGGAGACCGCACACAGCTGGGCCAGATTTGTGGCTTCCCGGACCTCTCCGTTGACTTCGTATTGCCGGATATTGAACAGGCCGCCGATCAGCTTGCCTTTCCACTTGGTTTCATCCCAGTCCCAGTGATAGCCTTCGTTGGAGTCTTCCAGGGCTTCTGTCACGGTCTTAAAACGCCGCTTTGTCCAGGTGTCCTTTTCGGAGCCATCGTCCTTCGGTTCGTTCAGAAGGTAATTGCAGTGCCATTTCTTATCTTCACGATCCTGGTTCTTGTAGTCCTCCATGAAGAAGTCCTTGTATTCGCCTTCTTCGATGTCGCAGGAGATCTGAATATACTTGCCGTTGCTATTCTTCTTCTCTTCTGCGTTCATGATCCGTAGGATGTACCCGCCCTTCGGAAGCTGGCGGATGTCTCCGTAACTCTTGGTTTCGTTGTAACCGTTAAACTGTTTCAATCTTTTTCCTCCTTTACGGCGTTTCGCCGTGTTCAAATCTTGCCTGGCGGGCTTTGTCGTATGCTCTTTCGACCTCGTCTACGTTCCAGATATAATTACTATCATCTCCCCACAGGAAGAACTTTCCTTTATAAGCAGCCGGATAAGCTGCATAATAATCTCCGTCTATCAGCATGTAATTAAACATACAGGCATGTGATGTGGACCAGTTTTTTTGTGGCTGTATATATGCTTTTAGTTCGGCACTATCATAAGAATGCCCTCTGGATGGTATGTTCCCTACAATTAATACCGGGTTATCGACTAAGAAGGCACTTTCTCCCCAGAATTGCTCACCATCAATAAAGGTCTCTTCACGCTCAAAGCGTAATCCGGAAAACTCTACGATGCGTTCTGCATCATCGAAAGAAAGCTCCCCTTTTACTTCTATCCACAGGTCAAATGGTTCGTTAAAAAGATTGCCACGCTCCCCCCAGCATTTCACCCGGAAATCAGGCAGATACATCTGTCCATTTGGGAGCCAGAACCCTTCCGGCTCGTATTCATATGAAACACCAAGAGCATCAAAGAACACCGCCCACCTTGCCTCTAACCGACTCCGGAAATGATAGCCGTTGTAATAAGTCTGGATCGGCTTTATCATTAACGGATCCTCACCCCCTCCGTCTGCTCCAGGTGGGCGATGCCTTCCCAGAGCGGAGACTCAGCATCATCTTTCAGAGCATTCCGGATGGCCATGGTGTCCACCTTCGGGTCCTGTTCGATCAGATATTCCGGATAGATCCGGGACGGGTCATCAATGACCACCTTCGGAGGATTCTTCTGGATGCCGAAGCTGAAGAGCTCCGTTTTGAACTTGGTCTTTCCCGTCAGAATCATGGTCGTTTTAAGGGATTCCTTCATGCGGTCAACATTCCGCTCGATCGTTCTCTTCCGTGCCGTTAAACGGTCAATTTCGGCCTTCAGAGCGGTAGCATCTGCATTAAGCTGGGCGATCACCTTGGCATATCCGTCAGCCTTGTCTTCGATATCCATCCCAAGGGCTTCCAGCGAATCAGCCAGGGCTTCTTCGGGAATATCAGGGTCTTCTGCGAGTTCCAGAAGCTGCTGGTATTCAGCAGTCAGTTCGTATAAGGTCATTTATCCACCTCCTCATCAAGTCCGTAGTACTCACGGATCCTGTTATTAACAAAGTTCAGATCATTAGGAATCTTCAGTTCGAACATCCCCTCCGGGCTCTTGGCAGTGTTGGATCCGTCTGACTGAGTCATGAAATAGTGAGTTTGCCCGTCCGTCTGAGCCAGCAGAACCACATCCACGCAGCCTTCCAGGGTTAAGTAGTTGTCGAGCATCTGCCCTACCGTCTTCGCCTTGATCCGCCCGTCAGAAGTGATCTGCGTATGGTGGAGGAAATAGACCACCACATCATCCGGCACCTGGTAGGCGATGTATTCGAGCAGATCTGAGAAGTTCTTCCCGATTGAGGTGTACTTCTGATACCCGGAATCGTTTGCCTTGCGGAAGTACTCGTTAACCATCAAATACTGGCTGTCATCGACCACGTAAGTCTTCATAGTAGGATTCTTAAGAACCTTATAGATGACCTCGTAAGAGGCCTTTTTTGCGATCTTAAAGGACTTCCCCTCCGGGAAGGGGAGCGTGCCCTTACGGACGGAAAACACTCCTACCTTCTCCGGATCCATGTGCTTCAGAGAGTAAGTCTTGCCGGAGCCGGACTCGCCGAGCACTAATACAGCAATTCCCATCACTTCACCTCCCATAATTCCGGGAACATAATCCTAAACACGTTGTAGTCCACCGGGATGTCATCGAATTCGTCCCCTCTGACACCTACAAAGATGACCGGGCCGACATAGTCAACTCCGTCCACTGTGCAACAATGCTCCATGTCCATCAGACGGCCTTCTTCGTTACAGATCACCACGAGCCCCGGAGATGTGCATTCCCCATTCTCATCCAGCGTCTGTGGGCAGATCGTCACGGTCTCAATGTAGCCCCCGACAAGTGTCTGAAGATTCTCCAGGCTGTCGGAGATCCATGTGGAGTAGGGCTTCCAATCAGGTCTCTTTATGATTGCTTTAATTTTTCTCACGGCCTACCCCCTCTGCAAAGTCTTTAGCATCCTTAAGCGTTCGGAATGCCTTCTCGTGTTCCTTGCCGTTAGCGATCAGGTGGTAAGATGTGAAATCCCACGTTCCTGATCCATACCCCCCAGCATGCGGAATATGTCTCTTCCGGCTCTGGATGATCAGCCAGGGCAATGCGAGAGCCTGATAGGTGATGGTTGTGCCTTCGGAGTTGACCGTCTTTTCACGCTTAATCCACTTCAGCATCGCCGTCCTCCTTCCCCTGTTCCGCTTCCCATGCTCTGATCCGGTTGATGATCGTCTGATCCGTTACCCCGAATTCGATGCCGATCTTTTCGAATGTCCATCCCGCCTTCCTTAATGCCAGCACCTTCGGCATGTCGATATCCCGCTTAGCGGTGGTCTTCTTGACCTTGACCGGCGGCTTGCTGTTGACCGCTGCCCTCGTGGCCTTATCGACCAGATCAAAGCAGTCTAAGCACAACTCCGCACCGAACTCATAATCGACAGGATCACCGGTCTCCGGATCAATCGTCCTGTAGCCGATCTGCACCACGTTCGGGGCTTCCTTGCCGCACCGGTCGCAGTAATACGTGATCTTACGCATTCTCGGCCTCCTCCACGATCGAGACCTTCGGATCAAGGATCTCATCCACCTCCATGTCCAGGACGGCTGTGGCCTCGATTGCCGCCAGGAGAGACAGAACCTCTTCCAAATCTACCCGTGCGCTGTACCCGAGGAGCTTCTTCTGCTCCGCTGCCTTCTGGATTAACTTCGCTTTGAATCTTGCGATGATGTAACGTTCGTCGTTCATTGAAAAACCTCCTTTTGTTGTTGGTGTATCTACCTACACCGTTGTAAAAAAAATATCTTCCCGCTGCTTCTTAGTAAGGCCTAACACCTTACTGATCGCAACCACCTCACGAAGCTTCCATCCCGGCCCGATGCCATTCAGGAGTTCGTGAAGCCTTTTGTCGGTGACCCCCATCTGGGAAGCGATGAAGGTCCTCTTCATGCCTCTCTCATCGATGAGCGTCTTTAGCATCTGATAATTTGCCATTGTACCTCCTTTCGATTTAGTCCTCCATGTAGACATATCTGCCTACACGCAAGAGTATACTCGTTGTAGATACATTTGTCAACAACTTTAGTAAAAAAATTTTCCTCTGCGTCTGTTTTTTTTTCGTATAGGTTGATTTATTTTTCTACATGTGGTATTTTACTGGCAGGAGGACAAGATCATGAAAGAAATAGCTGACAGGATTCGGAAGGTAAGACTTGAGCGTGGAATGACCCAGCAAGAGCTTGCTGATGCCATTGGCCTTAAGAGCAGATCTTCTATAAATAAGATTGAAATGAACACTTACGAGCCTGGCCTTGAGCAGATCAAGAGAATAGCCAGGGCATTAAACTGCGACCCTGACTATCTCGTGTTTGGCCAGGAAAATGATGTAGATGAAGAGATCAAGCGTCTGATGAGCCGTTTGAGTGCTGAGAAGAAGGCAGAGGCCCTCCAGCATCTCCGGCAATTAGCCTCAGAAGACTAAGGAATTCTTTTTTCTGATCAAAGCTTAACTGCGACAGGAGCATATCAAGTTCAGTATTCATTAGCACCACCTCCTTACAGGTGGAATGATACTCGAACATGTGTACGAAAAAACGGACTCAATGGAGGGAATTATGGGATTATTTAAGAAAGCGTTGCTGAAGGTCACCGGATACAAGGAGATCGAGTTTAATGTTGCCGGTGTGTCGTTTAAGAACGGAAGGAAGACAAGACAGGCCCTGATCCGGGCGATTAAGTTCAAAGATCCTCCGTACCACAAGGAAGTGAATATCACTCTGGAGCGGTACGACTACGAAGGAAGCCTGGCTATCGGAGTATATGCCAACGGTGAACAGCTGGGTAATGTTCCGGCGGATCGTGTCGCCGAAGTAGACGCAGCATGGAAGAACCGGTACACCATCACGCACTATGAAGTGCTTGGATCCGGAGAGTCTGCCCCGTTCGGCTTCAAAGTCAGAATCCTCTTCGAATGACCTAATATGGGGCCCGGCAGGACAAATTCAAGCGACCTCCGCAGAAACGCTGAAAACCCTTGTTCTGACCGGGTTCCAGCCTTATAGACCATCTTATCATATCTGCAATTCAAGCGGCCGTACGCCCCAATTTCCGCATTTCCGAGCAACAAAAAAAGGCCCAGGCATTAGTCCAGACCTTATTTCGTATCGGAGCGACAAGAATCGAACTTGCGGCCTCTTGAACCCCATGGGAGAACTTATGAAAATTGAGTATACTTTGTTAGAAGCGTTCCAGGCATTCATCCTGGATAAACGTGCCGCCGGCCTTGCTGAGAAGACGCTGGAATCGTACATTTTCCACTTCCAGTCGGTCGCGAAATATTTGGATCCAGACACCCCGCTGCCGGAGATCACGGATGCCAGGATAAAGGAAGTGGTCAATTGTCTGGTTAAGGCAGACCTCTCGAAGAACACCGTCCGGAGTTACACAGCCACCCTCAAGACCTTCTTTTCGTGGTGCCGATCGGAGGGCCTGTCGGAGGTTAACGTGAAGCTGTACAAGGGCGAGGAATCCGTGCCGGAGACCTATACTAAGGAAGAGCTGCATAAACTGCTCCGGAAGCCGAACCTTCAGAAGTGTGAATTCGGAGAGTATCGGAATTGGGTGATCATTAACCTTCTGGTCAACAACGGCATCCGGGCCGCCACCGTCAGATCTATCCAGAACCGGGATGTCATGCTGGAAGCCTCCGTGATCATGTGCAGGCACACGAAGCGGAGAATTGCCCAGGCTATCCCGCTCTCTCCGTCCCTGATCAGGATTCTGTCGCAGTATATGCACATAAGGAAGGGAAAGCCGGAGGATTATCTATTCCCGAACCTCACCGGGGAGCAGCTGACGGAATCGGCACTCCGGCACACGATCATGCGATACAATAAGGCCAGAGGCGTGCAGAAGACTTCAATCCACATGTTCCGGCACACGTTCGCCCGGATGTACCTGGTGGAATGCGGTGGTGATGCTCTGAAGTTGCAGAAACTGTTGGGCCATACCACCTTACAGATGACGCAGCATTACGTGAGGTTGTTCGACACGGATCTGGTGAAGGATTTCCAGGACCACTCACCTCTGGAAGCGTTGCAGCCGCAGCGGATCGTGCTCAGGAAAAAGGCAAAAAAATAAGCCCCAGGCGAACGACATAGTCCGTATTCTATGCCGCCGCCCGAGGAGGTTCTTTATCTGATAAACCGGGAAGAAAGTTGAAAAGACCCGGAGTATCGTCACTTTATGAATTTTGAAGACGAGAAGCCGTAGCCGTCACCGAAGCGGATGTAATACCAGTCTGCTCCGTTGGCGGCCTTCTTTGTATCACACACGACCACTTCTTCGCCGGTGTGGAGCACTCCGATCTGACGGAACTTCGCTCCCGGATTCGTCCGAACGTAGACATCACCGATGACCTTCATGGTTTTGATGGGAGTCTTCCGGAGCACGAACTGCTTCAGGATGTAACCGACATGCTTCTCTGCGATGCGGATCTTGAAGAAGGCCCCGTCTTCCCCGATCACTCCGAAGAGGTTGCCGGTCCCGAGGGTAGGCCACGTGCAACGCTTATCATTCTCCTCGGGTCCGGCATAAACCGGCACGAACTGGGCTCCGTAGCACTCCCCAACCCATTCCGGGTAGTCATTCTCGTTGCCTTCTACCACCATCACGACATGACCTGTTTTCAGCACGATATCGCCCTTTTTAAGGGTCATGCCTTTGGTGTATGGGATGATGTCGAAACACCCGGTCTTGACCATATAGTCATGCATATTCCATGTGAAAAAGGCTTTCGGTACGTTGATTCCGGCGGCAACAAGAAGAGTCATGACCATCGAAGAGCAGTCAAAAGCACAGGGCGTGGTGACGGCGGCAAAGTCAAAATTGACCTTAAGCGACTCATCAAACCCTGAATACCGATTATCCTGTCCGTAACCGAAAGCGTCATTCTTTGCGATGGCTTCCGCATTCTTTGCCATATGCTTAGCAATTGCCGGTTCCTTGGCCCGGTAGACAGTATGCCATGCTGACTCGTAAAAGTCCTGCTTGACGACCTCTTCCCCGGTCTGATCTCCGGGAAGCCCGTACATGATCTCGCCTTTTTCGTTAAGCCTTGCATGGACAATCTTAGCCATTTGCATCACCCCCTTATGATGTAAGAACTGTCATTAGGCTTAGCATTATATCCCGCCCGTTTTACGCCGATTAAAGCCCCCAGAAAGGTCGCCAGAGCCGCACAGGTTCCCGTAATCTCAGTGCCATACGGCAACTGCCAGATTTTTGCGACTGCGAAATAAAGTGCCCCGATTGCCGGGATGACGATCTCGCAGAGCGTCCGCAAAAGGTCAAAAAGTCTATTGGTCATGATATCACCTCTCTTTCATTCTACCCGTCTTATGGGCTGACGGGAATGGTGCACTTGGTCATTCCTAATATTTTCCGTACCATTGACTGCTTACTGTTCTTGCATCCAGAGTAGTCAATACGTTTTTGAATGATAATCTGCTCATGTTTCCGCTCGCAGGAATGCCATAGATATTTCCTTCCGTGTCAATTGCTTGCCCTGCGATATAAGGGCTTGCATCGCCGAAATTCCCCGTCCCGGCTATATACTGCATGGCACCGCTGACAAATGCTTCCCCGTCAAATATGCCGTAATAAGCGTTGCTTCCCTCAAGATGGTAATACCGCCCATCCAAACCTATGGAAATTCCGTAGCCTGTACTCATATAATTTCTGTAGTCAGAATCAATGACTGAATAATCGTTAAGCAGGAGGGCAAAAAAATGATTCGGATAGACCCCGATAAAGCAGTTATACCGAGGGTCATATACCATGTCATAACAAGCACGGGTTGTCCCATCATAAACATCCGTATATGTGTCCGTGGAGCAGTCCCAAACCCGAAACACTTTCGATGACAGAAAGATTATTTTATCCTGTGTCGGATGCTTTACGCACCCAATCCATGTGCCCGTCTGAGCCGATGTAAATGGTATCTTCTCAACGGCGAAAGTACGCATATTTATCTTCAGTAAATCAGTGTTGTTATAAGCCGGGGGCTGATACAGAAAACCCTTATTGGATATAACGCCGTTATACTGATATGAGTCCCTGTAATCTCCGTAAGGATTTACTGTATACCCAAGGTCGAGCGATATCAATCGGTATGAATCATCTGACGGGTCAATCTCAATCATGTTATTGACACCACGATGAAGCATATATATCTTGCCGTTGTAGTAAATCTGCCCGGTATACTTAAACTGATTTGTCCCTAACCCACTTCCGATTTTATAGGGATCATCTTCTGCTATGTCATAGACAAGGATATCGTCAGCACTATTCGGCGTGCAGTAAATCTTGTTGTTTACACATATTCCACCAACATACTGAAGCGTCCCAAAATCCGCTGATATAGGTTCTAATGCGTTTGGGATTATGCTGTTTGAAATGGCATCTTCGTAGTCAGCGAACACATCAAATGCGTCTTCATTGAATACGGCATTTCCATCTACATCATAAGCGGTTGATAATTCCGTGCCATCACTTTCATAAATGGCGAGAAGCGTACCACCGCTCATGTCATATACGCTGTTCATGCTGTCACCTTTGTCAATGTCCAAACCGCATTATTGTTTGTAGCAAGCGGAAGACCAATATAACCACCTTTACTGAAGGCAAAATCAATGTAATATAAATACAAATCATCTGACTGCTTCCCTGCATTTGTATATACTATTGATGTCGCTTGAGTAAATGTTGTATTTGATATTCTGCTTGATGTGGCATCAGTCATGTCCATATCACTAATCAGAATATACTGTCGCAAACCTGTGGTGAAGGTTCTCATTAAAGTTGTGCCCATATACAGATTGTTGTCATATGCGCTTGTGCGTTTCACAGCTAACCGATATGAACCCGCTTCTAAAGGCACAATGTATGATTTTTGATTTTCGTTTGCATTAAGTTCATAAAAGTTATACTGTTCATTTGTATTTAAAATTGACTGGTCAAATGTCTTGATAGCATCATCCAGATAATTGTGCGGAGGAATCAGTGTTTCTGAAGCAGTAATGGTGATAGCCCCGGTCACTTCCGCAATCGTAATGGTGTAATTTGACGCATTATACGCATTATCAAGCGTCACACCGCCCATCGTGACAACAACATTATCAGGCATATAACCAGAAGTCTGAGCAGATAAGACCGTGGTGTAGGATTCTCCTTCACCGACAGTCTGACTGGTATTACTGGATGTGACATTGGTCAGGCTATAGGTTACAGGATACTGCTGAACATAATGCGTCACCGTCACACTAAATGCGGTAGTCTTCCCACCATAACTCACAGTCACGGTACTGGTTCCGACAGACAGCGTCCCAGACAGTGTGTAATTCGTCACAGCTTCGGAAGTCCCATCATCATAATTCGCCGTCACCACAAGATCGGGCTTCAGGTCATCAAGGGAAGCCGTATCGTACACCGCACCGCTCTGCGTGTAAACCGCAGAAATACTCACAAGATTTGCCGGAGGATACAACGCCGCCTCCAGTGCATCCACATAGTCCTGCCCATGCTCATCAGTCCATGCAACGTGCTCGAAGCAGTTCAGCAACGCTTCCTTGATTTCCGGGGTCACGCCACCGCCACGAATCTCCCCCGCCGCCGCAATCAGGTCATAGATATCATACCCCAACTGCTCCACAGGCAGACCGACAACGGATTTATGCACCATAATGACAAAGTCAAACGTGCTAATCAACATGCCAGGCGCACTTACCTTAAGCTGACACTCAACCTTTCCCGGCCTTGTAATCGCCTGATAGGCACTAACACTAACATAGTTGTCTTCCGGAACTGCTAGTGCTTCTTCTTCGTAGTAACTGTCATCAGGCCTATGGATAGCAAGCGAACAATCGTAATAGTCCTCTAATTCGAAGTCCTCCAGAATCATCTTTAAGAATCTTCCGTTGTCGCCCTGCACCATATGCACAATAGGCGGGATGCCGTATGTAGCTGCTCTCAGCCTTACTTCCTGATCCATTCTTTATCTCCTCTCCAAGTCATCAACCCTGTGATTCAGGGATTTTATCTGCTCTTCTATGACCGGGATCCTCTCTCCGAAGCCGTTATGCTTTCGGACCTCTTCAGTCAGCGTCTGTAGCTTCGTGTCCGTTACCGCTTGATGTATCCTCATATCTTCCGCAGTCTTGCGGCTTGTGGCCAACACTGTTATTATCGTTCCAGCAAGGGTAAGACCACCAGTTATTAACGCTACTATGATTGCTTCGCCCATCGTCGTCACCCCTTTACTTGCTGCTCCATTGCCGCCACCTGTGCCGACAACGAAATCGTCTGCTCAGATCCGAGCGTGATACGTGTGTTGCCAGGGTGGTTAAGGTCGATCTGGAGAGCGGTAAGCACAAAATCCCGGTCAAGCCCATGAGGTTCGGAGACCACCCGGATCGTATCCAGAACCCGGAACTTTTGAACGTCTTCTTCTGCCAGGCCGAGGTCGAAAGCTGTGGCAGTGATCACCAGATTAGCCCACTGAGCATCGGAGAGATAAGCCTGGCCCTTGCTCAGAAGATTGCTGGCGACCGTTACATCATCCCAGATAGCTGTCCGCCACACATAACCAAAGTAATCTATGCCCGTTCCGATGATGTA